TGAGGTCATTGGGGTAGCTTCCTACTGGAATGTTATCCTCAGACGGACATTTTATGAAAAACTCTTTATCTTTTTTAGCTTTAGGTTTATATTCTGGCGGCTGTGGTATTTCTGGTTGTGGTTGTTCTGGCTGTTTTACTGGGTCTGTCGGAATAAATTTATCAGGGTTATATTGAAGAGCCTCAAAAGTTGGATAGCTTACAACAGGATAATCAATTTTCGGTTTATCAATAATATCTAAAGTTGTTGGATATTGTTCCCATGTTCTTGTTTTGGGAATAAAAATTTCTTTTATCTTTATCTGTGGTATTTCAATTCTGGGGATTTCCAAATGGTGTCACCTTCTTTGGTTCTGGTAGCTGTATAGATGGCCCTGTGAGACTTGGTATCTTATCTCCCATCACATCTGGTAATTTATCCTCCAGACTTCCCATAATCTTGTTTTTAAGTGTTCTCTCAAACTCTGGGCTTTGCATATAGCGAATTGCTACATATCCGAAAGCTGCCATTGAAACTGACATTAAAAATGACAAAATAGAAATAATTTTTATGATTCGATCAAGCATGGTTAAACAGGCAATACTGAAAGCGATTTCTCACACTTTAATTATATCAATGCTATTAATTATTCCCACTCTTGGCCCTTTGTACATTTTGGGTGGGATTATGACCAGACAAATGCATGAAAATATTAATTAGTTTTATTTGCAATTAAATAATTTTTGTATGCAGTTTTTATATCAGTAGTCCAAACAGCGTTGCAAACTGCTTGAACTTCGGCTGGTTCACCTGATATATCGGTATCTATAAAATTATCTGAAGCGTCTATATTACCACTTTGCAAAACATATCTAAAGTATGACCTTGTAAGTTCTTTGCCATCTTTCTTGATAACTGTAGCTTTTCTGATCTGTACAATTTTGTACTGGCCAACGACTTCAATTTTATCGTATTCAATGGATTCCGAAAGTGCCATTTAGGATTAATCTCCGATTAAAACAGGTTTATAGCGTATCAGTTTATAGACATAACGAATGGTCTATGCAGCCGGATAAGTTAAGCTAAACTGTACGTATTTTATAGTGGAACTTGATGAATTATTACCAACATCTATCTGTACTATTTGAAGATTTCCTGCGTTCTGTGACTGCATAAGAACAGCGTAAGTGCTATAACCTCCCCAAATGTAAGCTACAGTGTGACCATTGTTTCCATTTGGTATAGTTAAATTCTGAAAATAACATGCACCTATAGACTGTGTATAATCATTTGGGTCTGCGTGTTCTACATTTTCGTGAGCAAAAGGCAGTCCACCTAAATGCATATCTCCACTAAATCCGCTTGTTATGTCATTCCAACCGACAAGATAGTTAACATGAACCATTTTTCCTATCTTTACATAGCGACCTCTTCTATTATCTGATCCTTGATAGGTTACAGTTGAACTTCCAGATGCAGCCGATAAAATTGGAGTGAATAAGCCTTCTTCATACTCATCAAATAATTCATTATCAGTCGTGCCGCTACTATTTGCTGTCGCAGAAAAATCAATGCCATGACCCGAAGTACCAATTACTAAATTTCCGTCAGCAATAGTTAAATTTGTCGTTCCATCTGTAGTGCAGTTATTTAGCTTTGACCCACTTGCTAAAGTACACGTTCCATCTGAAGCCAAAGCGATAGTGTTTGTTGAACTTCCTGTATGCTGTATATTTTGAACCTTAATTGTTGACATAATTAACTAGGTTTTGGGTACTTGTCTTTAATAGCTTTAATTGTAGCTTTCCAGCCATCTATTCCATTATGGTATATATCGTCCATTTGACTAGCAAAATCTGGATATTCTGCTCTTCTTTTAGATTTATAACTATCATTTTCTAAATCCCATGCAGCCTGTAATCCAGCAAGTCCATCTGTACATTCTTTCTCTGTTGGTTTTGTGCTTCCATCATGCACTATTAAGTTTGCATATATTTTATTTGAAGAATCACTCCAACCAAACCAGCCACCAGTTTTACTTTGTGCAAGATAATCTTCTATATGATTTGGTCTGCCTGTTTTGTAATCCATTATGTATCTCCTAATCTCATAAATAAAACATTTAGATATCTGCCACCAACATCAACAATAGTCGTTCCAGTGTCAGATGCTTCAGTTTGAAAAGCTACTTTATGCGTTGAAGTATTAGTGCAATCAAATACAAAAGTGGCTGATGTACTAGAAAATGTATTATTACTTGAAACGGCTGGTATTGAGTCATACATTGATACTGCTGTGAAATAGCTTGATCCGTTATTAGCAGTTGTAATTATTGTAAACCCGACATAATCACGACCACCACTGCCCCTATAAAAGCCTCCTTGTATAGAACAGTAATATATGCCAGTAGAAGGAAATGTAAAAAGTCCGCTACTTTGAGTCATAGCTGAACCAATCCTTCCAAAAGCGGCAGAGGTTCCTCTTTCCCAATTTGCAGTAATTGTGTTTGCCCCTGCGGCTGGTTGTAATTGTGAATTTACATACCAGTTGTCAACCATTGTTATTCCAGCAGATATTCCAGTTAAATTTGCTCCGCTTATAGCTGGTAAGGCTCCAGAAAGTTTTGTTGCATCTAGCGTACTTTGACTTGTAACAAGCGTTCCATCTGCAATATCAGGCAAGCTAATAACTCTATTGTTGCTAGAGGAAGAGGGTGCTTGAATACTTATTGATCCACCACCTGACGCTGCGTTTAGTTTAATCTTTGCTGTCATAATTAACTTGGCTCAGTAGGAAAGGTAACAGAACTCATATCTAAATTACCATCAGAATCGAGTTTAGGGGAAGCACTTGCTGGTAAATCACGCAAACTTTGACGATATGTTTTCCATGCTGTAGATAATGTAAGATCAGAACTAGCTCTCCAATCAGTTGCAGCTAATCTTATATTTCGTTCTTCTCTTAGCAATTTCATTGGTTCTGCATTATTTAATCTTGTTACTTCAGCATTTATTTCAGCTTCAGTTGGTTTTGTAGAACTGTCAACCCAATTTAATCCAGAATAATCTGTGCCTGCCCAAGACCATTTTGTATTTGGTTTTAAACTAATTAATGCATTAACTTTTTCGTAAATCATACTGGTTATGTGTCTCCTAACTTTAAGAATTGAACGTAAGTAGTTGATAAACTAACTTGAGTCTCTGATGCTACTTTAAATTTAACTTTATGTGTACTTGTATTTGTTATGTCTAACATTACACTATTTGTAAATGTCGATATGGAAGAAGCATCATTATTAATATTCCCATAGTTTTCTCTTTGTAAAGTAAAATTACTACCACTATCAGTTGAAAGATAAGTAAAAATAGTAACAAGCCTACTTTCATTTGAAATTCTTAAAGAGGTATTAGATGAAAATATCCTATAAATACCTGTACTTGGAAATGTAAAAACTCCAGAAGATACAGTCATAGCACTACCTACGCTTGCTGCTGTTGCGTTCCAAGTTCCATTTAGCTCTGCGTCCGTATAATACAAGGGATATGATCCATATCTCCACTCCTGTGCCATTTCTAAACCACCAGAACTTATTCCAGTTCCAGAAATACCGCTATTTGTTATTGATATTCTTTCAACACCACCAGTTGAAAACTTGATAGTGTCAGCAGAGGGAAATGTTATACCAGTATTGCTATCTGTTCCTGTTAATGCTGGTGCGGATACACTTCCGTCAACCCCAGAAATACCAGTAGTGCCGTTAATGTTTAAAGCCATGATTAAAGAATAACAAGGATTGCACCAGATGGCACAGTAATCGTGACACCTGAGTTAATAGTAGGAGATACAGTGTGTGCGTGTTTACCACTACTTAAAGTGTAAGATGTCGTTGCCGTTTGGTCACTCTCGAAGAACACCTCATCAGTTCCACCACCAGTAGCTCCAGCACCTCCTCCGATAGCACCCCAAGCACCATTGTTATAGCCTTCAAATTGGTTTAATGTTGAGTTATGTCTAAACATACCAACAGCAGGGCTTCCGTCTCTCTGAGCCGTTGTACCAGATGGAATCGTCAAACTTGATGTATAATTATGAGTTACTTTTCCTGTAAAAGTTCCACCAGCAACAGGCATCAAACCTAAATTTGCCTGAGTTACATTACCAATTTCAATATATCCATTATTACTTGCATTTCTAAGCTTTAACAAATTAGTGGTCGTATTGACAGATAATTGAAAAGCGACCTGTGTACCACTGGGGTCTGATGACCCACTATTCAAACTCTGTATAGCGGCAAAAACATTATTAAGGTCAGTTCTTACGGCAGAGCCTGTGCCATTAGCGATTGAATAGTCTGAAACTTGAGCCATTTAGAAAATCACCTTGTGCATATTCTACCCTCCTTTACCAAATCCGACAGCCTGATAGGTGAAATTTCTATCAATCGAAGCATTTGA